AAGCGTTTTAATGAGTTCCTCAAAGAACGCGAAGTGTTGCAAGCACGCAAATCAAACCGCCTGGGGATTACCCGTACAGATGTTTTGACTGGGCAAAATGTGGGTACGCTGGTTCGTGAGAAAGACGAAGAAACCGGCGAGTACAGATTAGTCCCACGCACAAAGAAAGCGCCAGCACAAATACAAGAACAGATTGACGCCGAGAACGAGCGTGCAGCAATGTACGACTATCGTTTTAGTGGGTTGCAAGACTTAGAGAAACAAATGGCGGGCTTAAGCGCAACGCCAGAGCCTAAGACAGCAAAGGCCAAAGAAAACCGCGCTGAGAGAATTCGTGCACTACAAGAAAAAATCAATCAACAAATTGATTTAGTCAACGAGGTGCTCCCGCCTAAACAAGAGAAGATTTCGCAGGCTACGCGTGTGCAGTCAGGCGCCCCAAGCAAATTGCGTGGTGGCACAGAGCAGTCAAAAGCAAACGTTGGTATTACTAAACAGCCTATTGTTGAAAGCCGCACACCTGCACCAATTACATCCGAGAAAGCAGTGGCCGATGCCAATGCGTTTGCCGAGCGTATTGCTGCAGCCAAAGACAAAACAACACTGGACGCAGAGTTCAAAGCCAAAGAGTTTGAACAGCAGAACCAGATTCTCGATGCGATGGAAGACAACCGAGTACGTCTAACCAAGTTTATAAACAGAAGCCAAGACGAGCTTGCAGAAATTGGGGAAGTACTATCGGGTAACCCAACGCTGGCAGACCGCAGAGATAAACTGAAAGAGGATATAGAGTCCGCACAGTTTATGTTGGATCGCGTTGGCGACGATATCAACCGCCTATTGAAAGAGCAGATCGTTCCGTATACATCTGAAGATTTTACTCAGTTGTCTGGCACAGAGTTTTCTAAAGTTTCTGACGAGGATATCGACACTACGTACGACCCACGCTATGAGTTTTCTCGCGGCGCGGCTAAAAACGGGTTGAGTGTTGAAGGTCTACAGAAAGAAATTGACACTGCGCTGGGCGGGGCGGGGCTTACCAAAGGCCGCATTGAGATATTCAACAGTGTAGAAGAGTTTTTAGACAGCAACAGCTTTTCGGATTTGCAATACGAGTACAACATAAAACGAGCCAAAGCACCAGAAGCCCGCGACATCCCAACAGACGCTAAAGCTTTTGTTGATCCAAGAACTGGCAAAGCGTTTATGTTTGCCAACAATATAGACAAGGGCGACGGCTTAGGAATATTGCTGCACGAAGTCGGTGTTCACCTTGGCTTTAAAAACTTGTTTAATGCTGGGCAGTACAAGAACCTAGTAAAAGCTGTTCAAAACTGGTCTAAGCTAAACGACAACTCTATAGAATCTAGGGTTGCTAAAGCAGCGCTTGCTCGTGTTAAGTCTGCACAAACATCCAAAGAACAGTTTGACGACGAGTTATTGGCATACGCTGTTGAGGAAGCAATTAAAGCAGGCGTCAAACCTGCAGCCCTTGGTTCCAAAGGTTCGCCTATTGCAAACTGGTTGCGCATGGTTGTGGATACTTTAAAACGGGCACTGTCTGCGTTTGGTATCAACCCTAAAAACCTCAAAGCCGGGGAGTTGGTAAACCTTGCGTATGGTGCTGCACAACTTGAAATTCGCGGCACATGGCACGGCTCAGATGCAAAGTTTAAAGCGTTTGATACCGGTTACGCTGGCTCAGGAGAAGGCGCTTTTGATTTAAGGTTCTTGGCAGAAGAGTCTTTGGGCGAAGGGCCCTACACTACACCGCAAAAAGAATACGCCGAGTATTACAGGCAAGCAGTGCCTTATGGCAAAGCCGCAAACGAAACTGGGTATGGAAACAAAACGTACCAAGACTACCGCAGCCTTGACAATAAATTTATAAACACACAACACGACGAGTTGACAACAGCAATGCTGCAGTCAAAACTAGAATCCGGGTTGTTGTCTGCTTACGTAAACAGTGCTTTGAACGACGGGACACTGCTTGACCCGACAAAGAATGCAGGCGCTAAAAAATATATTGAAAATAAAACACTGTTTGTTGAAAGAGAAATTGAAACCGCACAAACAGCGCTTGATAGGGCTGTAATCTCTGAGGCAAAAAAACCTAGCAGTGCAACTCGAATTCCCAACTTGGAAAAACATCTTGCCAAACGAGAAAAAGAATTAGAGATATTAAAGTCGCTTGATCTGTCCAAGATTAAACCACTTACAAAACGCCCTGCCATAGGCAACATGTACCGCACTTTGGATGACGTGCCTCGTGAGCGTGTCTATTCCGTTAATTCAACGTTTACATTTGGCGAGCGCCCTAAACTAGACGCGTTGATGAAAAAGTACGGCGACAAAAGACTGCAGGACAGAGCCAAGAAAGATGGTGAATACGAAGCTAATGGTTTGTTCTACGACATGCGTAGACAGCTTGGGATAAAAAAACTTACAGAAATACTTAAAGCTGCCGGTATTGATGCGATTGAGCAGAACAACGAGCGCGGTAGATACATTGAACGAGCTTTTATTGACAACACGCCTGAAATTATTGGCGTCAATATGGAACCTGTCGGCCAGTCCGAAGGCTTGCTGTTCTCACGTAAGGCACAGTACGGGCAAGACGATGCGTTGACTAGCCTGTCTAAGCAGATCATTGCACAGCCTAAATCTTTCAGTGAACGCCTTGGTAGAAACATGGCACTTGAGACCGAGATGAACTTGGTTGATATGCGTGCTGGATTGCGTGAAGCATTGAAAGCTGGCGCTAAAGAAATGGGCGACACCAAGAACTTTGTGCAAGCAATGTACAGCGTCACCAAGTCTGACCAGAAGATGGCTATCGTAAGCTCCACGCTGATGGAAGGGCCGATGGAGTTGTACACAGACGACAAGGGCTTCCACGGCATCAGGTCTACAGGTGGTAACAGCGCCAAGGATGTCTTTGACGCCATAGGGCGCATCCCGGGCGGCAACGCCAGAGGCCGTGTTGACCTTGCCACTACGTACATGATTGCACAACGTGCGGCTAACAAAGGTTTGTCTAAGCTTGATGTGGGTGCACTAGGTGTAACCGAGGCAGAACTTAAAGCTGCAATGGCTGACGTTAACGCCAACCCCCAACTAAAAAATGCTTTGGAAGTTGTGCGTAGTACATACAACGCATACAACGCGGGCTTGATTAAGTTCTTGGCTTCAACTGGCGCAATCACCAAGGCGGATGCAGCCAAGCTGCTCAAAGACGGTGACTATGTTCCGTTCTACCGCATTCGTGAAAACGGAATGGCTGATCTTGTCTTTAGTGACGAAGTGACTATCAACATCGGCGATGTTAGATACCAGCCCTACTTGGCGGAACTTAAAGGGGGCGAGACCCGCATCCTTCCCTTGACCGAGTCGTTGCCGCGCAACACACTGCTCATCACAGACAAAGCGCTGACAAATCTTGCAGCCCGCAATGTGGGCTACGCGTTCCAAGCAATTGGTGCGGGCAAAGGCCCCGTGGACAAAGAAGGCAAGATAACCAACGCCATGCCAATCCACAAAGGGAAAGGCCCGGCGGGTGCAGACATTATTCGCTTTAACCAAGAGCCAGACCCTGCCGATCCTAAAGACAAGGGCGACCGCCGGGTACGCGTTAAGACCGATGACACCATCATGGGCGGTATTCCTGCCGAGTTGATTGTGAAGAGTTTGGAAGGCGCTCACTTGACGCTTCCTGCGTTCTTAAAAATTGGTGGTATTGCCGGCGACATCTTGCGCTCTGGCGTGACCCGCATGCCAATCTATATTGCGCGGCAGTTAATTCGTGACCCGATGGCCGCATCGTTTACAGGCGGTTTAAACTACAACCCTTTAACAGCGGTTGTTAAAGCTACCACTGAGTTTGTGCGTATGACTCGCGGTACAAGCAAGGCAGGCGAAGAGCTCATCAAGCGTGGTTTAGTTCAAAGTGGCATTTTTACAGGAGACCCAGACGACATTTCTAAGATGGCGCTCCAGTTGGCGGGTAACCAACAAGGTGCTGTTGACCAGTTGTTTGCTACGATGGACAGAGCCGCTATGCGTGCCGATGCTTCCACCCGTGCACTGGTGTTTGACAACGCTCGTAAGAACGGATTGTCTGAAGTCGAGGCTGACTTGGCCACGATGGAGTCCATGAACTTCTACAAGCGCGGTTTGTCACCCACAGTGCAGTACGCCAGCCGACTGATCCCGTTCTTTAACGCGCAGATCCAAGGCTTGAACGTGCTGTACAAAGCCGCCACAGGTCAAATGCCGTTTGAGGAACAGCAAAAGATCAAGCAGAAGTTCTTTAACAACGCCATGTTGTTGGTGGGCGTCGGTGTGGTTTACGCCATGGCTATGGAAGACGACGAAGCTTTCAAACGAGCTAAGCCAAAGGACAAGTACAGCAACTTCTTTATTCCTGTGCCGGGCGTTGAAGAGCCGTTTAAGCTGCCTATTCCCTATGAGGCTGGTTGGTTCTTCTCGTTGGCTGTTGCCGCAGTAGACGCTATGAAAGCGGAGACGGATGGCAAGCAACAGTTTGACGCACTGCGCGATATGTTCTTGATGTCGATCCCCGGCTACTCGTCTAAGTTTATGCCGCAGATTATCAAGCCTGCGTTTGAGGTTTACAGCAACAAGAACTTCTACACAGGTAGCGACATCGAGTCTCAACGCATGCAAGATAAGACGGTGGCGGAGCGCTTCAATATAAGCACGACCGAAGCCGCCAAATCTATGAGCAAAATGTTGCCTATGCTGTCGCCCATACAGATTGAGCACATCTCTAACGGCTACTTTGGTCAGCTACCGCTGATTATTGCGGCTGCAGCCAACGGCTTGTTCCGCAAGGAAACGCAAGGCGACGCCCCAGAGAAGCGCATCACAGACCTGCCGTTTATTGGTAGCTCGTTCCAGAAAAAATATGGCGGTGCTGATGCTGATGTGGTGTACCGCATAGCCAAGGAGTCTAAGCAAGCTAAAGACACGTACGACAGCATGCTCAAGCAAGGCCGTGTAGCAGACGCTAGAGAGTTCTTGGCTGACAACCGCACAGAGATTGTGTCGGCAGGCATAGCTAACCAGTACCGCACACAGATGGGTCGACTGCGTGCAGACGAAGAGCGGATTACAGGTATGGCGGGTCTGTCAGGGGAAGAAAAGCGCAAGCGTATCGACCGAATCAACGATGCTCGGCAGGCTATATCTGAGAAGTTCGAGGCGGCTATTAAACGGATTGAGGCTTCCGGTAAAACATAACACCGAGCTTGCCGTCAAGGATGCCCACGCTAGCGTGGGCATCTAGTATCCGCAAGGAGAAGGCTTTCTTTAAGCCCCACTCTTTCATGGATTCGGTGTCGAGGCAGGGTATAAAAAACCCCTGCCCCTTATCAACTTTCTCCCACGGAAGGTGCAGTGAGGAGTACTTCATCGGCATCAATAATCTCGCGTCTGATTTTCATAACTGTGACCCGCATCTGTGGCCCCTTGGTCTTGGCCATCATATCTTTCTTAAGATACTCTACGTTGTACAGTTGTTCAAGCTGGCGCTTAAATGACGAATACCCGAAACTCATGGTGGCGCAGTACGCCTTGAGCAGTTGCTCCTCGATGAAGTAGTCGATGTGGTTGGGGATCGGCTCATGCTCCACCCGACCGAACACCTTGTTGCGCGTGATCGTCAAGTCAATATCCTTGCCGTTACCCAGTTCAGCCATGAGGCCGCCCTTGCTAGGCTTAATCACTACGAAACTGCCGTAGTTGTCACGGGTGTAGGAGTTCAGTACATCCACAGCGGTGCGCACACTGCTCTTCATACTGGCTCGCATGTAGTCCACAGCCTTCTTGTAGGAGTTCAGGATGGGTTTGTAAGGTATGTCCACCACGCCTAACTCTTTAAACGCTTTGAGGGCGCATACAGAGCATCCAACCCCTGCCATCCAGAAGCGCTCGTCATTGGTTGCCTTGAACTCAGAGTACATACCGGCAACGGCTTCGCCTACCATCTTAGGAAGCTGGTCAACATTGTCAGCAAGGTACTGGGACAGGGCGTAGCCAGCTACAGCGTAGTTGGCTTGCAAAGACTTGATGATTTCAATCTCGTGTGGCTCCCAAGACAACTCGTCTTCAAGCACAAACTCAAGTAAGCGGCGCAGTTCACCCTCAGACGAATGGGTACGCCCACCAGTCAAGTAGTCCACGATGTGGGTGTTAGATGACATCAAGGCGTTGGTCATCCATGTGGATAAGTTCAAGCGCTCTTTGTTGGAGCCAGACTCCATACGCTCCTTGCCACGGCCTTCGGTCATGTCCAGTAGGAACTCAGGCAACCACTCAAAGTCGTCTCGGTTCTTGGATGTGATCTCGTCAGTGATAAGCGGGTGGCTGTTGAGCAAACCCAAGCGCTGTTGCATGGCCACAGGAGAAGTGCTCTTGCCTGTACGGTAGTGGGTGGGGTGTCCCCAGACCGAAGCTGCAGCTTCCAGCGCCAGCGTCTTACCTGTACCAGACTCGGTACTGGCGCAGTGGTACGTCATGCCGTAGATGCCTGTGAAGCGCATGAAAGGTGCGCCAGCACCAGCAAGCAAAACGGCTAGGTGATCCCACATCTTCTTGGCAATCAGCATCTCAATGAAGATGCGCCACTGCTCCATAGTGCCACGAGGCTCGGTGTTCTTGGTGATGTTCTCCAAGCCCGGCATTGGGACTTTTACTGGGGGTTTACCCTTAGTAAAGATACGACCCGCAAATACATACGAGTTGTCAGGTTGCCAACCGTAGCTGTCAGGAACTTTGATTGGGGTTTTGTTAGTGCTAGATTCTTCCACGCATGCCCTCACATATTCAAATAGGTTTTTGTCATTGTTGGCACCGAAAGCCGCCACTATGTTTTGGCTCGCCAGTGCTTTCACCGTTTCGTCTTTGCTGACCACCGCCTTCTGCGGCATGGTTACATTCAGTGCCCCTTCAGGTCTGAGCGCAATCATGTGTACAGTGTGGTCGTTGTTGCTGTTGAGGATGTCCACCACGAATAGCTCGTATGGCAACAGCATCACTTGCTTCTTGGACTTGACGCCCTCGTCATCTTCTACTGTGCGCTCCATGAACACACCGCCGTTCGTGCCGTAGGCGTAACCCCTTGGCGGTGTTGGACGCATAACCTTGACGACTTCTTTCTCTGTGACTGTGCTGTCACTGGTCAGCTTGACCTCGATCTCTTTCTCCTCCACCTCAACAGACAATTCACGTCCGAAGATTAGGGGGTTGGTTACCTTGCCCCAGTGTGGGCACGAAGGACACACTCCGGGATTCTCTGAGTCCATCTTGACGCAGGGGTACGGGCCCTTGATGCTTTGCAGCTTTTGGTTCATGCGCTCAGGCTCGTAGGGGTGCATCTTGCTCAGCCACACCGCCGCCCTGTTGCCGTCTTCACAAACCTTAGTCCATGAAAGCAAGCCTCTCCAGATCGGCTCCATGCCATCTTCTGTCGCATGCTCCACGTAGTGAGCCAACTGACCACAGCCACGACCTTGCTGAGTCGCAAGCCATATAGGTTTGAATTTGGTCACGCTGTTCTCGTACAGCTTGAGAGTCGTAGCCGTTGGCGTTGCCTTTGCTGGGCGCTGGCCGGGCAAGTCAAGGGTGGGAGCCGCCACAGGCTCATATACTGAGCCAGTCAGTTTCTCTCTGATAAGAGTTGCCAGCCCCTCGAAGCTGAACACGTCGCCTTCAGTCAGTATGCGCACAGGGCGCGGCGTTGCGTACTTCTTCTTGAAGTTGGTTGTGTCAGGCACACGCAAGACTCGGGCGGCATCTGCCGTCACAGTCATGTCAATGGCCATGTTCTCCTGCTTGCACAGGCGTTTGAAGTTCTCAGCCACTGGCTTCCACGAGTCAATGGGCACGGCTGTAAGCAGTGGCCAGTAGCAGTGCAACCCGCCACCAGAACCCACCACGTAGGGCGTACCCAAGGCATCTAAGCCAGTCTTCTCCAAGAACGCATTGAGCGCAAGGGCGGCATCTTTCTTCGATGCATATCCATCCATGTCAATGAACAGGGACTTCACAAACCTTGCGTTGGCAGCTTGTCGGTTGTCTTCCTTGCCAAAGGTAGCCAAGGCAAAGTAAACATCCAGCTTGCTGTCGTGCCAACCTTTGATTGGCAATGTTGTCTGATCGAGCGCATCAACAAAGACATGCTCTTTCGTCCTAGTAAGTTCCGCTACGCAATACCGACCACATTCGGGCGGCGGCAGAACAACCGCTAAAAACTCAAGCGGAGTCATTAAAGTCCTTGCGGTCAGAAGAGTTCGAGTTGGCGTGCGTCTTTGGTTGTGGCTCCATCAGGGGGCGCCATCACAGTCAAACGTCTAAGCACTTCCAGTTGCCACTCTTTGGGCATTCCTGTATCAAGTTCAATGAGTTCAGCGCTGAAGCGAATTAGCTCTTGCGTGGTGAGGGATCGAGGTTGTATTCCGTACATATTTTTCTCCATGCCTCTTCTGCTGAGTGAGAGGTCTTCATTATGTGAGTTAAGAATTCGACACGTTCACGATAGGCAACAAACACTTCCGTGCCTGTAAACCAGTTGTAGACAGTCTGTCGAGAGACGCCAAGCGCATAGGCAATCTTCGTAACCGGAAAGTTAAGATGGATTGCCCAACGCCCAAGCTGGTTACCCAGAGACTTGGGAGTCTTAGCTACTTCGTCAATTATTTTTTGTGAATAGGCCATGTTTTTAAAGGGGGCCGAAGCCCCCTGTGTGCTTACTCATCGTCCCAATCAGCAACGATGTCGGCCAGCTTGTTCTTCTTAGCTGGGGCGGCTTCCACCTTGGCAGGGGCTTTGCGAACTTCGGGTTCCTCTTCGGCCTCTACTTCAACAGCCTTGGCTTTCTTAGGCTTGGCGGCTTTGACTTCAGCAACAGCTTCTGCCTCGTCTTCGTCCATCATCTCACCCATAGGCTTAGCCGTTGGGCGCTTGCCTTCAATAGCCAACGGAGCAGGGGCAGTAACGCCATCCACAGCGGCAGGGGTAGAAGCTACGGCCTTCTCAGCATCCTTGGATGCGCCCTGTGACTGCACAATCTCGTACTCGTCATTGGTCAACCAACGCACAGGTGCGAAGATCAGCTTGGGTGACTCAGCCTTGGTGTCGAACTTCATGCGAGTCACGATGGCATCCAAGTTAACTGGAGGAGTCTGAGCCGCCATGAAGCGGGCGTATGCCTGCAGTGGGCGCTTGTCACCTTCTTCCTTACCGAAGATGGACGTAGCTGGCAGGGTTACCTGCAACACATCGCCTTCGGGGTTGTTAGCCAAGACAACAGCCAAGCGCTGTTGGTAACGGCAAGCACGGCTATTACCATTGCCAGACCCAGCGATGTTCTGTGGGCAAGCGGCACAGGTAGAAGCCTGTGGATTCCTCACGCCTGCATCGGGCTTTTCACCATCACCAGAGGTGCAGTCAGGGGGAGCCGCCACCGCATCCTTGTCGTAGGAGCCGGCGTAGAAGATACGGCTAACCTTGGGGGCAGCCTTGACCACGATCACATCCAAGTGGCGGTCTTCGATAGATGCCACTTCCTTACCGCCTGCAAGCAGACGGAACACGCCACCCTTGATGGAGACGCGCTTCATGCCGTTAGCGGTGGGAACACCACCAGCCAAGGCCAAAGTAGTTGCAGACAGAGCCGCGTTCTTAGCGAACGATGGCACATTTGAGGGGTTGAACATTGCAATATTGCTCATTTGATTTCCATTTAAGTTGGTTTACGTACAGAGATGTCATACTCAGAGGCTGAGTTGAGTCCGGGCGGTACGACCCCGGGGTTTTCTTCCAAGAACTGCTTCATGTTGGTCTGCGCAATGCGCTTCTCCAAAAGCTCGATGGCTTCGTGGGCTATGACGAACTTCTTGAATTCATCCCAGTCCTGTGTGGAGTAACGCGTCTTTACAGACAGCACAACAGTGCCCTCGGTAGTGCGTACAGATGTGACGCCAATCGCCTTCATCTGGTCTTTCATTGCGTTCTTGATTTCTTCCTGTTGCGCCTTGAGTATTTCGACTTGCGTGTCGTACTCTTGGGTCAGGTCGGCAATCTTGCTACGCAGTTTGCGGTAGATTTTTGCTAGTTTGTCTAGCGGTACTAAGTCTTCTGACACTTGCTTCTCCTGTTTAATTATTGTCTAAGGTTGGACAGTTTACACACATTTCAATCGCTTGCAACCCCCTTTCATGATTTAATTTCAGTCTCGAACATGTCGGTAAGAAGTAAGTTATCGCTAACTTTCCCTGCCAACGCACTAAACATCTTCCTCTCGATAGCGCTACCCTGAATGTGAATCACAGTAACTTTGTCTGAGTCCTGCCCTTTGCGGTCAGCACGGGCACAGCACTGGATGTACTGCTCCACGCTCATGAGTGGCCCATAGAACACCACAGTATCAGCGGCAGTCAGCGTAATGCCGTGCGCAGATGCCGCAGGTTGCATGACCAACACCCTAGGGTCAGCCTCAGTCTGGAAGCGATTGATCGTCTGCCCACGCTTGCTTGGCGTTACGTCCCCGTGGATGCACTCATTGACAATGCCCTTCTTGGTGAGGTAGTTGCTGATGGTGTCGATGGTGCTACGGAACAAAGCGAAGATGATGACCTTGCGATCAGTCTCCTCCAGTATCTCCTCCAGCACAGCCAACCGAGGCGCTGAGTCAAACTCAACGACTTCCTTGTCGTCTGTGTAGGCCGCACCACAACTGATCTGCAAGAGCTTGGACACACCGGCTGCAGCGTTAACTGCCGTGATGGTCTCGCCTGCGGCTTGCACCAGCATGCGCTCCTTGAGCATGTTGTAGTACTTGGCTTGCTGTGGGGTCAACTGCACCTCACGCGTCATGGTAATGACAGGCGGTAAGTCAAGGCACTGTGCTTTGGTGTAGCGTATCGCAGGCTGGAGAGCCTCATGCACCTTGTCCTTGGCATCATGCTTTGGCGCCCACTTGAACAGCGTTACCTTGTTCATCACCTTGTCTCGCCACGCAGTAAAGAACTTAGGCACACCATCAGGGTTGACCAACTTAGCCAAGCCGTACGCATCCACAGGTGACTGAGATGCCGGCGTTCCGGTCATCATCCACAGGTATGTGGTGGGCGTAAGGATTGAGTTAAGCGACTTCCATCTGCGTGTCGTGGGTGTCTTGTATGCGTTGGCCTCATCAACAATCACAAGGTCAAAGCGGCCATCATTAACGACTTCATTGGCTATCAGGTTCAAGCCTTCGTAGTTGGTAATGACGATCTCGTAGTCACGCTGGATCATCTCGATACGGCGACTAGCCTGAGCATGGTGCGCTATAACGGCAGAGCGATGAATGATGCTGTTGTTGATGTCACCCATCCATGCGCTGTGCATGATAGACAAAGGACACAGGATCAAAACCCTACGCACCTTCTTGAGCTTCATCAAGTAGTCAGCCGCCCAAAGAGCAGAGAGCGTCTTGCCAGTGCCGGGTTCGCTGAACACGAATGCCCTGCGATACATCGTCAAGAACGCCGCTGTCTCTATCTGGTGAGCCATGGGCGTGTAACGCCCCGGCCAGTCATAGCGCCTAGTGATAGGCGAGGGCACATCTTTCACACCTAGGTTACGCAAGACCCGCGCTTCATCAAGACCCCAGTACACAGCAACGTCATAGCCTCCGTCTGCACGAAGCATGGCTTTGCTCTTAGGGATGATTGAGTATTTGTGCGGGTTTCTTGTTCGTAAGATAAGTGCTCTGTCTTCTACAATTTCCATTGCTTCTCCGAGGATTATTTATTGTCTGCTCTGTTGGCAGATTTGCTACGCATACGCAAGTTACCTTTGGCTGACGTACCGCCTGAGCGCATGGGCTTGATGTGGTCTACATCTTTGCCGTCACCCTTGGTGGCTGCTCCCGTCTTCTCCATCATGCGACGAGCCTTAACGCGCTCTGCTCGCTTCTTGATCTGCTCGGGCGTGCCTTGGTAGTTAACGTACTCTGACCGATAGTTTCTTGTGGCCATGGTTGTTCCTAATGCTTAGGGTTGAACTCACAGCCAGTGACCTGACACCAGCCGCAAAGTGGGGTTTGATTGGGGTTCCATACATCGTTCTCGAAGCATGATTCCAGTCGCGCAGTACGCTCACGATACTTCCACCAGAAGGCTTCAGATTGATCGCGTGTCATCTGCATCTTGACCATATCATTTTTAACAATGAACAGCAACGCAGAGTTAACCTTACGTATGTGTGGGAAGTGTTGGAACACCATGAGCGACATCAATACAAGCTGATCCCTATCGGGGTACTTGTTGTTGCCGGTCTTCCAGTCTCCCACCCATGCCGTAAGGTTCTCATCGTCAACAATCAGAATGTCAGCGATGCCCCGCACCCAAACATCAGGTGCTTTCCAGTTAGTAGGCGTAAGGTCAGCGCGCAGCGCCATCTCATACTCTGCTAGCTTTCTTCCGGGCTTCTTGAGCATGGCGTCCACCACAGGCTGGAACTGCTCGTACTCAGGCGGTATGGGCTTTTGATCTCTGATGTAGTGTTCAATAGCTTCATGCACCTGATTGCCGTACCGCGTGGCCTCAGTCTCTTGGAAGGGGTACTTCTTCAAGACCTTGACCTCGTGATACCTGCGCTGGCAACCCTCAAAATCTTTGAGGCTGCTGTGTGACCATGCTGGTTTTTTCATTCGAACTTCGCTGTGTTAATGGCTTTGTTAAGCCGTGTTGCAAACGCGGATACAAACTTCTCGTCACGATACAAAGGGCTATCCATGTCATGCAGGATTGCATGCGTAAGCTCATGCCAAAAGGTATCGCCGACTTCGTGCTTTGTAAACGGCTTGCCTGTGTGGTTGCGTGTACCGATACGAATGTGTTGCGCGTCGTAATGCACACGCCCCATGTAAGTCTTATCGATCATAGCCTCAATGACTTCCACGCTATACCACCGCCTACCTACTCTTATTTTTGTTGGTAACTTCAATACTGCTTCTCCTAGTTTTTTGCTAACCCATAACGACGATGCGCGCCACCGTCAGCGGACAATGGTATGCCTTGCATATAGCTTGGCTCCATAGTCATCTGCGCCAAGACCCAAGTCTTAGCTTCCTCTACCTCAGCATCAGGTACAACAGCGATCAATTCGTCGTGCACTGTGCCTGCTATGAAGTATCTTTTGGACACCCGTAGCATTCCGTCAGTCATCACAATACGCGCCAGCGCTTGCGTGACATTGTTCGTTACCTTGCCTGCATACAACTTGGTTGCATCGGCGCCGTAAACCCACTGGTCTCTACCCTTCTCATCCTTCTCTCGTCTCAGATCGGGGTAGTGCAAGCTCATTCCATTGGGTAATTCTATACGACCTTTCTTAAAGGTCAAGCATTTATATGTGTGCTCTTTGCCGTGGTACAGCGCCGAGTCAATCATCGTTTCGCACAACTGCCAAAAGCCCACAACAGGGTACGCTGTAGCTCTGTAGATATCAATGATGCGCTTGGACGCAACGGCGTGCATGGCTAACTCATACAGGCTACATGTGTGCGGGATATCCCTAAGCTTGGCTTCGGTGTCTTGCCAACTCAGGAACTCAATCGCCTTCTTCTTGCTTACACCAAGTTGCCGCGCAAAATCTGCTTCGTAGCGTACAGGCGGTGCGCCTAGGAACCCCGTAGTAAGTTGAGACGCAAAGGATGCCCAACCAAGCCCGTAGCCACAGCCAAGTAAAGCCGATTTGGCTGATTGGCGTAGGTCAGGGTGACTCTCTTTTGTGAGGTTCGGTATGTTGAACATCTGCGCACCGAACGCGGCGTAAGGGTCACCTCCAGCACGGAAGATATCGAGCATGCCTGTGTAGTCCGAAAGCCACGCAAGAACTCGCGGCTCAATCTGCGAGAGATCCCCGACAACGAGTTGGTAGCCATCGGGAGCCATAATCGCTTTGCGTAGGAACGAACCTCGCTTGAGGTTTTGCATGTTGATGGCCGAGCCTTTGCTTGCTGTCCACCGGCCAGTCTGCGCCCCGTAGTAGGAGAGAGGTACTGGTAAGGCGCCACGTTTACTAATGTCGAGGAATCTCTGAGCCCTTGTGCGCTCGGTGGTCGACTTAACCCGAAGACGCGCTTCACAAAGTAGGGCAACGTCTTCACGTTCACCGTTAAGGAGCGCTTGAAATAGGGCATCGTTTTTAGCGAGGGCAAGCGTTTCTTTGCCGGTCGTCTTACTTGTCTTGGTTGGCGGAACCACATCGAGTTTCTCAAGTAGTGCAGCAAACTGCGGGTTCGATGCCAGCGCAGTCTCTTCCACGCCGAGCTTTTGTAATAGGGCTTCACGTTTTTCCTTTTCATCTAGTATGGCGTCAGTCAGCATGTTGGGGTCAAGCTGCAAGCACGCACGGGTGTACATCTTCAGCGTCATGTCGATGAGGCGTAGCTCCTTGGGTGGGTATCCTTCGACCAAGCGCTCAAAGATTCTTTCGCATAGATATACGTCGTGTTTGCAATAGTCCGATAGCTCAGATTCCAAGACCTCGTCCAACTCGGCCACACCATTGGTGCTGTGTACGGCTGCCCCTTTTTCGGGAAGATCAAAATCTCTTGCAAGTTTGGCGAGACTGTTGCCAACCTCAACGCCTCTGAGAGCGCGCGCCATTGATAGGGTGTCGAAGATGAAGGCGGGGTGTACGCCGTAGACCCATTCCATAATTGATACATCGAACTGTGCGTTGTGCGCAAGCACTGCGGTTCGTCCCCAGTCAATTCCAGAAAAGTACTCACGTAGTCTGTCACCTCTAACCCAAGTAGTTGGGCTGTCAGATCCGTACTCATGAACGCAGCATCCAAACGCGTGAAATAAGTCATGGCGTATGTACTCCTCAGTTGTCATCTTGGTGAGCGTGTAACCTTCCTTGGTGTCCCAGTAGGTTTCAAAGTCGATCGTGATGATTTGTTTATAGGGTGCTGACATTTTTCTCCTTGTAGTCATCAACTGCAGTGCAACCACGCTCCATACACGCGGGGTCAAGGTCGGGGATATGCTTATCAATTACGTCAGCTATCTTGGTACGCAACAGGGCGCTGGCATGGAACAGCACAGCGATGTTCATCAACTCATCAACAAGTTCTTTGGATTGTGAGTACTTCATGTGTTCTTCTCCTTGAGTTTGGCTTCAATGACTCGGACATACCGAATCACATATTCGTTTGATACGTTGCCATCATTAAGACCAAATGCAAAGCCATCGTCAATCGCGCCTTCAATCTCCTCATCCGTCAACCCAACCCATGTGCGCTGTGGTGGGTACACATAAGGCTGTCCCTCGATGCCTCGCAGTATCTGCTTACCAAGGTTGCTGCTTTTCTCCACCTCGTTAAAGGCTTCGTCTTCTTCCGGTGTCCAATCGGTCATGTGTTTTCCTCCTAGTTAAAGTTCTCTTTGGGTGGTGCGTCTAGGACGTTTAGAAAGCCGAAAAAATCGTTTGCCGCCAACATGAGTTGCGACGCCTCCATCTCATTACAGTTTAGGGTAACGACTCCTGCTAGCGCATCTTCAGCGCGTCCTATTATGACCACGCCTTGCGCGTTACCATCCCCGTAGCACATCACCAGCTTGTGGATCAGTAGCTTGAAGTGCGCTTGCTCTTCATCGGACATAGCCGTCACCCTGCGGTGCAGTTCTGCCTCAGACATTGAGCCGTCAAAGTCCGCGTAATTCATCTCGTTTCTCCTTCAGTAGTAGTTCTAGGTCTGGTATGTTGTGCTCACGGGCAATGAACACCGTGCCGCCTGCATTGAGGATAGCGTTAAGCTCTCTGTCCTGTAGCGCAGTGGTCTGCCCCTTGCCAGCCTTGCACTCGATGGCGATGAAGTGCCCATCCATACAACCAACGATGTCAGGTATCCCTGCACGGCCGAAGCCGTTAGCAGGGGGCATGAAGTGGTATATGCCTAGCTTGTCAAGCAACAGCCGTACCGCCTTCTTTACTTTCCACTCAGGTGTTTCTGCCATTGCGATCTCCTTCCAGTGTTTTCTGGTTTCGGGCAGTTCTCAGGTACGTCAACGACGACCCAAATTGCCGCCAATGTATTGCGAAAGGTTGCTTTCTCCCACCGATCGATGTACACACCAAACACACCCTCCAATGATTTGTTGACAGAGCGAACGTCTATGCCAGTGAACTTGGCTATGTCGCTTGACTTCAAACCATCGGGGTGTCGCTTGAGCAGTTCACGAATGATGTTGTGATTACTCTTCACGTTTTCATGTCCCTGACATACGTAGCAAAGCTATGGGCTGTGTCACCAAAGGCAATGCGCATGGCATCGAACTCTAGCGCCACCTCTTCAAGCACAGCGTTGCGTATCA